CTTGCTTTAGCGTCAATGGCGAATCCAAGCTGTTGTCGCTGTTCGACCCAGTTCAGCGACACACGGCGGGTCAACTTCTCAAAGGTAAGATCTGGCGGTTGAGACCCATTCAAGATGGCTTCGATAATGTCTGGAGCGAAAAAGGCGCACGATAAAACACGCCGGACGTATCGTTCGTTCAATCCAGTCTTCTCAGCGATCGATCTAATGGTCGAGTCCTTCCCGGTCACCAGTTGTTCACACCAATCGTGGGCGCGTGCTATCGCCTTCAATAATGGCATAACAAGACGCGTCTCCATTTCGCCTTGGGAATCAGGAGGGACCAGAAGCCGCATCTCGCAACCGCACCGTGTTAGCCGAGTTGCAACATCAAGGCGGATGAGATCGTCAGAATGCTCATCACGATTTCTGTGGACTGCTGATGCGAACTGGCTGTCGATGAGTGCTCTCCGCAGTTCCCTCTTGCTGGCTTCAACAATGATCTTGTCAGTCCTAACCACCACGCGTCGCACTACCTTTCTCACGAAGTCTTGCAATGCAACTGGCGAGGCGGTGGCCCACTGTTCGGACTGCTCCATGCTAGCTGAGGCCAGCTTCTCGGTTAATGCTGGAGAATCCTCCGGCAGGCCCAGGTTATCCAGAACGTCCCTGTTAGATTCTAAAAAGGACCGCAATCTGACCGAGACTGCCTTTTCAATGTCATGGGCAGGCAGGCGTATTGATTTCTTTTGAAGTCCAAGACCATTGGTTGCCACTTGGGAAGCGTAGTACCGATACCGTTTGCCGTTCTTTACCGTGTGGGAAGGAGTGAAGCGCCTGCCCTCGGCATCTTCAAGCAAACCAGTCAGCAAGCTTAGAGAGTGCATCCTGACACCGTTGCGGCGTCCTTGATTGTCGCTTCTCAGCTTAGCCTGTACCTTTTCCCAGAGAGAAAGCGGAACGATGGCTTTGTGTTCGCCAGGATGGCTCAGTCCTCGGTGTGGAATTTCTCCCAAGTAAAGGCGGTTCTTTAGGATCTGATACAACGCACCACGCGAAAAGGAACCTCCGCCCGACCGATTCCCGCCTGCGCTCATCCGCACCTTGCTCTTGATGCCTTCCTGGTCGAGCCTGGCCTTAAGCCGTGAGACACATCCCAGCTCAAGGTAGAGATTGAAGAAACTCGAGACTAGCTTTGCTTCTTCCGGGTTCACAATCAGTTTGCGATCTTTCAGGTCATATCCGAGCGGTACGTTGCCACCCATCCACATACCTTTGCGCTTCGAGGCGGCGATCTTGTCGCGGATCCTCTCTCCGGTAACCTCGCGTTCGAATTGAGCAAAGGAAAGCAAGACATTAAGGGTCAGCCGTCCCATCGAACTCGTTGTGTTGAATTGTTGGGTGACGGATACAAAGGAGACTCTTCGCGCATCCAGGGCTTCCACAATCTTGGCGAAGTCAGCCAGGCTGCGCGTGAGGCGATCGACTTTGTACACAACGATGGTGTCGACCTTGTTGTGTTCGACGTCGTGCAGCAGGCGCTGGAGCGCCGGGCGATCAAGCGTTGCGCCAGAGTATCCGCCGTCGTCATAGTGGGCCGAGAGTGCTCGCCAACCCTCGTGTCGTTGACTGACGACGAAAGCATGACACGCCTCCCGCTGAGCGTCCAAGGAATTAAAAGACTGCGCTAGGCCTTCTTCAGAGGATTTGCGGGTATAGATCGCACACCGAATAACGGCCTTCGGCTCGGTGCTCATTCGGCCTCCCGGCTTCTGTTTGCCTGCCGACCCTTGACGCCGAAGAACAGTGGTCCCGACCAGCGGGTTCCGGTAATCAGGCGCGCGATTTCGGAAAGGCTTTGATAGCGGGAACCCTTGTACTCGTAGCCTTTTCGTTCCACGTTCACTACATGGATTTGACCTCGCCACTGCCGAACCAAGCGTGTTCCTGGCTTAATACTACTCACTGAAGTGATCTGCGAATTAGGGTCTGCCTCGAACTGTCGAGCCAACTGGCGAAGTCGGCGACGACTATCGCAGCCGAGAGAACCGAAGGCCTGTTCTTGAATCCGGTAAGCGAGAATTGAAACCAGAAGACTCTTTCTCATTCGCAATTGACAAGGGGGAGCAGTCTTGCAAAGCTGTTTCCAGAGGTCGTGCAGGGTGGCTTTGTTTAGCCTGGCCAGTGACACCAGTCGTTCCGAAAGCGGGTCGGGCATAACAGCTCCTGTGTACTGCGCAACATTGCCGCTTCCTTTGGCGAGAAAATCAAGAGGTTTGATATCTATGAAAAAGCGGGGAAGACCGAAGAAGAATGGCCTACGACCTTTGTGGATGCTGCGGCGGACGAGCCTGGCCATACTTGCCTACGATCGATCGCGGAGGGCGGGTGACAAGCATTCTGCGGCGATAGGAGAGGCAGTAGCATTCATTCGAGGAACCGATCCTCGAATGCGCATCTCCAAAACGGAAGTGAAGAGAATTCTTGCGATTTGGCGCCCACGCAGTAGACCGTTTGGTCTGGTGGTAAGCGAGCCAGATCCGTCCGACAGCATTATGATCCTACCGGATGGCCGGAAAGCCAAGCGGTTGTGGATAGGTTCAGTTGGACTGCGCCCAACCTACCCTCGCTCAAACGCTATCTGAAGAGCTTCCTAGGGTTGCCTCCCAAAACTAACCACTCGAATCCGGCTTCAACCAACGATAACCAACCTCCCAAGCCGGCATTTCCTTCCCTGTAATTATTTGGACCCAAAATCAGGTTCACATCGTTATTTTTCCGCTGCAGAATCACCTTGTGACAGTGAACTTGCGAAACGCCGTGCGAGGCACAAATTGCGTCATCGCGAAGCGCTCAAGTCCCAAGCTCTGGGTCCAGAGCATTGCGGTCTCAAATCTAAAGATGGATCCTAGGAACCCGCGCCTTCACAGCGAGCGGCAGATCAAGCAACTCGCCAACAGCATCAAGACTTTTGGGTTCGTATCACCCGTCCTGATCGACGCAGATCAGCGAGTCATTGCTGGCCATGGACGGATCGAGGCTGCCAAACTTCTGGGCTTCGAGGAAGTACCTACCATCAGCATCCGCCACCTTTCAGAGACTCAATTACGCGCCTTCATGATTGCCGACAACCGCTTGGCCGAGCAGGCCTCTTGGAATGAAAAGCAGCTTGCCGAGGAATTGAAAGTTCTCGCTGAAGTCGAACTGGATTTCGACCTTGAGGTGACCGGGTTCGAAGTCGGCGAAATCGACGTCATGATCGAAGGGTTGGAGCCTGCCGTCGAGGCAGAGAGCGACCCCGCCGATCTGATGCCGGAGGCCATGAAGGCTATCCAGGTCACGAAAAATGGAGACCTGTGGATGCTCGAACGACATCGTGTTCTCTGCGGGAACTCGCTCAACCGACTCAGTTATTCCACTCTGATGGACGGTTGCCTGGCGGGCATGGTCTTCACCGATCCTCCGTACAACGTCCGCATCACAGGACACGCTACAGGCCTTGGCACAATCCAGCACAAGAACTTCAAAATGGCTTCGGGTGAAATGAGCGAAGCGGATTTCACAGACTTCCTAGCACAGGCTTTCAGCTTGCAATCTGCCCACAGCCGAGACGGATCGCTCCACTACATATGTATGGATTGGCGGCACACGCAGGAACTGCTGACGGCGGGAAAACAGGCCTACTCAGAAATGAAGAACCTCTGCATATGGGTCAAGGACAACGGCGGCATGGGCTCCCTATACCGCAGCCAACACGAATTGGTGTTTGTATTCAAGAACGGAAAAGAAAGTCATCGGAACAATGTGCAGCTTGGCCAATACGGGAGGTACCGGACGAACGTTTGGAACTACCCGGGCGTGAACTCCTTTTCTCGATCGACCGAAGAGGGCAACCTCCTCGAATTCCATCCAACCGTCAAACCTGTTGCCCTTGTGGCTGACGCCATCATGGACTGCACGACGCGTTGGGACATCGTTCTCGACCCTTTCCTTGGCAGCGGCACCACCGTTATTGCGGCGGAACGCACGGGCCGGGTCTGCCATGGCATCGAAGTGGACCCGGCCTATGTGGACACGATTATTCGTCGATGGCAGACCTTTACCGGGTTATTGGCTCAGCATGCCATTTCGGGGCGCAGCTTCCCCGAACTCGAAAAGGAGGCAGCGGATGAGCACAGACAGTGACGAACGCGAAGCAGTAACGGAACCCCAGAGGTCGGTAGGTTATGGCTCACCGCCAACGACCACCCGCTTTCAGAAGGGCCAGTCGGGGAATCCAAGGGGACGTCCGAAGGGAAGTCTGAATGTGGCATCTGTGTTCACCAAAACGCTCCGCGAGAAGGTAGTAATCACCGAACACGGTCAGCGAAAGGCGGTCACGAAACTCGAGGCGGCCATCAAGCAACTCGTCAACAAGGCCGCGTCTGGAGAATTGCGGGCGCTCCGGCAATTGGTTGAGTGGGCTCGTGACGCAGAGGCGAAACAAAGCCTGTCAGGAACGCAGAACCCGGTTCTCAGTGAAGTGGACCAGGAGGTCATCGAAGGCATCCTAAAGCGCTTCGAGCGAGTGGGCGAGCGCAGTGAAGAATTGCCCGAGGGAGAACGTTCATGAATCCGGCTGAATACCAAGCGTTTGCGCGTCACGACCTTTACACGTTCACGCACCGCGCCTTTCGAGAACTTAATCCAACCGTCTCCTTCTCGCACAACTGGCACAACGAATTGATCGCAGCGAAATTGGAGGCATGCAGTCGTGGCGACATCAAGCGGCTGATCATCAATGTGCCGCCTCGGTCACTCAAGTCTCACTCTGCGGCTGTCAGCTTCCCCGCTTACGTCCTCGGGCACAATCCCGGCGCCCAGATCATCTGTGCCAGCTACGGCCAGGACCTCGCCAACAAGCATTCCCTGGACTGCCGGAATCTGATGAGCAGCGAGTGGTACCAGAGTTTGTTTCCCACTCGACTCTCGCCGCAAAAGCAATCTGTGCAGGAGTTCTTGACCACGCAAAATGGCTTCCGACTGGCCACTTCCGTGGGCGGCGTTCTAACCGGCCGCGGAGCGGATTACATCATCATCGATGACCCACTGAAACCGGACGAAGCGCTCTCGGTAACGCAGCGGAAGGCCGCCAACGATTGGTTCGACCACACTCTTTACAGCCGCCTAAACGACAAGCGCACGGGCTGCATCATCATAATTATGCAGCGCCTCCACGAGGATGATCTCGTCGGACACGTGTTGGAGCAAGAAAACTGGGAGCTTCTGCTGCTTCCTGCCATTGCCGAAGAAGACGAAACCCATGTGATCCAGACACCCTATCGCACTTGCACAGTGCGGCGTAGGGTTGGCGAATCGCTGCATCCGGAGCGTGAGCCATTGGCGGTTCTCGAACACCTGCGCCGGACCGTAGGGGAGTACAACTTTGCCGGGCAGTATCAGCAACAGCCCGCCCCGCTCGGTGGGGGCCTGGTAAAAGCCGCGTGGTTCAACACCTACACTGCCGGCGAAGAGCCTGCCAAATTCGACCGCGTCATTCAAAGTTGGGATACCGCAAACAAGAACACCGAGCTGAGTGACTTTAGCGTCGCTACTACTTGGGGGCAGAAGAACAAGAAACTCTTCTTACTGCATGTCGTTCGAAAGCGCCTGGATTATCCGGATCTAAAACGCGCGGTCCGCGATCTTGCTGAACGCTTTCGGCCCTCCAATATTTTGATCGAGGACAAGGCCTCTGGAACTCAGCTGATTCAAGAGTTGATTCGTGAGGGCGTTTATGGTGTCACACGCTACGAGCCCACGATGGAAAAAATCATGCGGTTGCATTCGGTGACCAGCACCATCGAAAACGGGCTTGTGTACGTACCGACGGAGGCCGAGTGGCTGGCCGCCTATTTGCATGAATTGACCACGTTTCCCAATGGAAAACACGATGATCAAGCTGACTCGACTTCACAGGCTCTCGATTGGGTCAAAAAAGGAACCTACAATCACGGAGTGCTTGAGTTTTACAAGCAGGAAGCGTTGAGGCAGAAGTTACGGCTGCATGCTGATTATCGATTTGTTCGGTGGGAGGAAGGGGAAGAAATCATCGCTGTCCATAAGTCGACGGGACATAAGATCCGTTGGGACAGGGGTTGGGTCGCAGTGGACTCCAGTGCGACCCAACAGGAAACCTGTCCTTGTTGCGGTGCCAGTTGTATTGGGACATATGGTGAGCAAAAACGATGTCACCAGTGCGGAAAACAGTGGCCATCTCCGAAGAGTTAAGTACATGGGCTAAGGAAAAAGATTCCCTCTGATTCGATACAGGCGCCATCGTCCGCTCTTTCGATTGGAAAACGAGCAGACTCCTGAGAACGGATTTTCGCTCGGTGGATGCGGTACGTCCCATCCAGTTTACTGGGAACCGTTCGAACTGATCTCCAGCTGAAACTGAAAGATGGTCGGCCCTAGGAGACGATTTTCGAAATTTCCTGCACTCCCCCATCCCGGCTCAAACCGGAGAGGGGCGGAAAGATTCTGTCGTATGCTTTAAGTGAACGGAAATTGGGGGCAGGTCACCATCATAGAGGTAAATCGTGCTGGTTTTTCTCAACGTGTCGAGAGCGCTTTTCCATCAATCAACGACTTCTCCACGTACCCGTTGTGGGGTTCTTCGGCCAGGATCGCAACGCGTGTAACGTGCAGATCACGGGGAGGGGGCATACGTTTCCAAGACTCGGTCGCGAACTCCTGGATCGGAATTTGCTTACATTCGCCAGCTTTCAACTGTTTCAGCGCTGCCAGGTATCCCTGGTCAATTTGAATCAGAATGCCGCTCCAATTCTCTCCGCTTCTGTTGCAGATTGTTATGGCGCCCGTTTCTAGGCTGGCGTCCAGGCCTTGGAGCGGAACTGGATTCCCTGGTAGACGAAAAACTGCCCATGGCTGCGTGTGCTCGCGAACCAAGTTTTCCGTCGCCCTCTTGCCTCCCAAGAACAACTTTCCACTGACGAGAGATACTGATCCACGCAGCTCGTATCGGAGGGGAAATAATAGGGCAACTCGGAGGGAAGCCGCCGCTCGCAACTGAGCGGATTCAATGAGTTCTTGTACAGAGCGGGAACTTTGCCATACACTGCACGATTGTTCCAAGCAAGTGAATCAATGCACTTCGAACTCTTCGCAGCGGAGGCTTATCGTGAATGTAACCCGACAGTCGTGCCAATTTGGATCAGCTGGATAGGGCTCGCCATCGCGGCGTACTTGGCCTATCAAGGTTTCCGGTTAGCGAAGGGGTCGTCCACGACCAGAATGGATGGCTTCCGGCGGCTGGTCAACAAATCCCCCATACTCTGATAAGAGTTAGGCTTGGAGGGAAGAGTTGTCCAGCGTTGCCCGGTGCGAAAGTTCATCGCTTACCCTGCTTGGAGTATTGTAACGAATCGGCCCGCTGACGATGTTTCAACTGTTGAAATTCCCGATTACACTCATAACCGAATGGTTCTGAGGTGAAGTCGAGGGGTGGCGCGCCGGTTTAGGTACGGCCTAGCCGAGTCCGGCCCTTTCGTTTGCCGGTGCCTCAATAGTC